CTTGAACCAGCATTGGTGTTAATTGTAATAAGATTTGCGCTAGTAGCGCCAGCGTTGGTTTGGGTTGTAGTGTCGTAAAAGTTTCCGTAGTAGCCTAAAGCGCCACCTGCGCCTGTAGCACCCGTAGCACCAGTTACCCCAGCGCCAGTATTACCTGTCGCTCCTGTGGCTCCTATAGGCCCTGTAGGGCCTGTAGAACCCGTATTACCAGCACCTGTGTTACCAGTCGCTCCTGTATTGCCCGTAGCGCCTGTATTACCTGTTAATCCAGTAGGGCCTGTAGGGCCTGTTGCACCTGTATTTCCGATAGCTCCTGTCGGACCAGTGTTTCCTTGGGAGCCTGTATTTCCTGTTGCTCCTGTGTTTCCTTGTGCTCCTGTGGCTCCTGTGACACCCTGCGCCCCCGTATTTCCAGTAGCGCCAGTGTTACCTTGTGCGCCAGTATTGCCCTGGGCACCTGTGTTGCCCTGTGCCCCTGTAGGGCCAGTTATTCCTTGGGCACCAGTATTGCCAGTAGAACCTGTATTTCCCTGAGCGCCAGTTGGCCCAGTAGAGCCAGTTACTCCAGTTGACCCTGTGGATCCAGTAGACCCTGTGCTGCCAACAGCACCTGTTGGGCCAGTAACACCTGTGGATCCTGTCGCTCCAGTGACGCCAATTGATCCTGTATTACCTTGGCTTCCAGTAGGTCCAGTTTGGCCAGTGCTACCTGTAGGTCCTGTTGGACCTGTTGATCCAGTTGATCCAATAGAACCCGTGGCTCCTGTATTTCCTTGGCTACCTGTTGATCCAGTTCCGCCAGTTCCGCCTGTAGATCCAATGGCTCCTGTGACACCTGTGTTACCTACCGTTCCTGCGTAGCCCTGTGGGCCTTGTGGACCAATTGGTCCAAGCTCAATGGTTAAAGTTTGTGTTGTGAGAACGTCAAAGACGTTTGTAGTAATTGGGATTTCAATTACGGAAATGCTATCAGGTGTGACTGACATTATTGAGTCACGCTCGCAGCCACTGTAAATGCACCCTGAAGAATCTTGTATGTAACGCCAGCTGTATTATCGGTAAGGTTAAGATCGTACAAGTAGTTGCCAGCTGTAAGGGCTGCTGTATCTGAAGCAGAAAGGTTGAGGTTAACTCGGCCATAGGCTGAGTCAATTGTAATCTTGCCATTGGATGTTGAAAGTTCAACAATGATGCCAGTGTCGGTAGAAGCACGAACCTGCATATCGGCGGTGTAGTTAGACAAAATAACTGGCACTCCGCCAATCTTCCAGACTGGGGCAAGTTGGAATGTGGTGCCTTGGTAAACTGTGATGTTGTATCTACCTGGATTCATCAAGGCTCCTTAGACTGTGGTGATGTTTGCGCCGTAACCAGCGTTAATCAAAATTGTTCTCTCTGGGTCGGTGATGATGTACTCATGCCCGCCGAGGTAGCAGTAATCTGCTGCTTGCGTTTCATCCACGCCTGGAGTTCTTTCACTTTTAACTGTTGTGCCGTATACAAGAATCGTATTGGCACGGGCAATTCTATAACGCCAGAACAATCGCGTGAAGCCTGCTGGGCCTTCTTCCACCGTAGGTGGCTTAAACATGTATGCCATTGTTCTCCTTATTGGGGTTAGCCCCCGCCCGAAAGCGGGGGACTAACACTTACTTCAAACTACGCTGTGTGGATTGAAGATGTTGATTCAATACGAACGAGTGATGGCTCACGGTAACGTGCCCATCCAAGTACGCCGTACCATCCGATTGGACGGAAACGCATCAACTTATCAACGATTGGTCCGAAGATGACATGTGGCTCTTCAGCAACTGCCTCTGCGAGTGCCTGCTTACCAGCAACGAGTGTACGGAATACACGTACGCCACCTGTAGCGTTGACATATGAAGAAGTACCGAAAGTACCTGATGCTGAACCAGCACCTGTACCGTCAGTGAAGTTGGCCATACGTGGAGACTCAACAAACATTGCGCCTTCGTATGTTCCGATTGTGCCTGGCCAGAACTCAGAAGCACCTGTCTCTGAGTACTTGTGGTCGTCACGCCATCCGCCAGCACCAGTCTCAGCACGAAGATCGTGTGAAACTTCTGGGTGGATACCAACCCAGTAGTACTCGCCCTGACGTGGGACAGCCTTGTTAGCACGGAGCTTAGCGACAGCCAAACGGATGTCACGAGACTTGATTACGTCTGTTGAGAGGATTGACTTGTTAGTAGTACCGTTTGTGTATGTACCAGCGAAGGTAGATACTACAGAACCGTTAACTTCTGCAATTGCGTTGATTCCGCCTGTGAGGGTAGAAAGCGCAACTGTGTCAAGTGAGTCAGCCATGTTGAACGCGATGATGTCTGCAATCGCTGGATCAACGTCTGAGAGTGAGAACAATTCAAGCTTACGGGTTGCAAGTGATGCATTTCCGTATTCCTGAAGTGTTACTGAAGCTGTTGTTGTGTTACCAAGTGCAACTGCATCTGGATCAACTTGCTCAGTAAGTGGTGTTGTTGCAGCCGAGAGATCAGTATAGAACTGGAAAACGACTGATGAACCAGGCATAGCCTGCTGTACTGGCTTCTTGTCCGCTACATCGCGAACCATTGGCACAGCACGAAGAGCGAACTCAACATAACGATCATAGGCGGTCTGTACGAGTGAGGTACCGAGCGAGCCAGAGGTCGTATCTGTATATGCGTTAGCCATTGTGTGTCACCTTCTTTCTGTAAAGGTTTGTGCTTGGATGGGTTTTTTATCGTCGGAAACGTTGGCTTGGTGAGCCTGTTAACGCGTTAAGTTCTTCAACTGTCTTTGCCCCAGCAATCTTTGCGGCCAGATCCTGGTCACGAGATGGGGTATTTGCGTTTTGTGTTGCAGCGTCAATGCGCTGATATGCTGCCACGTTTGCTTTGGTTTCTTCTGATGTTGGAGCAGGTTCTTGTCCAGCAATCTGGAATCCGAATACATCGGCGTTCTCTGATAGCCAGGCATCAACTGCTTCAGGCGTTGAAATATCGCCAGGAATAAACTTGGCGACCTTTTCTGGTACGCCTTTATTAGCCAATACTTCTTTGACTGAACGACTACGAAGATCTGACTGAATTTGCGCTAACTGATCAGCCAGTTCCTTCTTTTCTTTCTCTGCTCGCTTTAGGGCTTTGCGGAGATTTGCTGGACCATTATCTGTCTCAGCTGCTTCATTAACGAAGTCATCTTCGTCATCTTCATATTGGTTTGCCATACGGCACTCCCTTTCGTTGATTGAGACGCAGGCCACAAATTCTCACAGGGGAATGAGGTTTGGCTCCCACTACCAGTCTTAATACACGTCATCGGCGCTGGTGGACCGTGACGGATTCTGTTTACTGTAGGCCGCTTGTATCGCTAATGCCTAGGCTGCCTTTACCTGCTCCTGATGAACCTGAGAAGGCGCTGATTTCTTGAGTCTTGAGACGCTCAAGTTCTGCTTGGGCTTGTGCCTGAGTCTGTGTACCAGGCTGACCGAATACTGCGGTCTGTAATTCCTGACCAACATTTCCTGCTGTGCCGTAACCCTGATAACGATTAGCAAGTGCTTGTGTTGCTGGCAATTGCTGAGCGATGTTTTGGAATCCAGTCTGTGCTTGGGCTTGTGTGACACCCGCTGCTGCCAACTGCATTGCATAATCTTGTGTGGTGTTAACACCAGCACGAGCCGCTTCAGCTCCAACTTGTGCTGCCTGAACTTTCTGAGCAACGATGTTTGATGCAGTTGCTGGATCAAGAAGATGGAATACCATATCGCCAGTGCCAAGACCCATTTGATTTAATTGCTGAATAACATAAGGATCTTCTGAATTGACCGCTGTTGTGGCTGCATCAATACGCTGTTGTACTTCTGCTGGAGATACATCTACCGACATCAACTTGCCAATGTAATCATTGTTAATTGCTGTTGTTGGCAACCCTGCGCGAAGCATTACTGCCTTGTACTGTTGCTCAGTGGCAATATATGTTGCTGGGTCAAGGACTGGCAGGCCAGCTTGCTGACGAGCAGTGTTTGCTGAGAATCGTGTCTGCCATGCAGAGGCAAGAGATTTAATTGAAGGGTCTGAGGAATTAACCGCAGATGGGTCTTGAATAACCGCCTTGATGGTGTCTGATGTATAACCTTTTTGCAACAAACCTGTAATGCCAGATGCAATATCTCCGCTTAGGCCATAACCAGTAAGGGTAGATGTAAGTAACTGAAGGGCATTTTGATCTGTTGATGGAGCAGCGTTTGTCGCTCCTGTTGCCGTTGTTGTTGGTGCGGTTTGGGTAGTTGTTCCCATTGCAGCCATTTGGGATGATGCAGCATTGCTGGCATAAAGTTGCCAAGAACCAGTATTGGTTCCGCCAATCCAAATATATTGTGACCCTGCTGGCGCTGTCGGCTGAACAGATTTATTGCGCAGTGGGTCTGTCATTGTTGCAACTGGTGTAGGTGCAGGGGCTGGCGATGCAGGTGTTTCTGTTGCTGGCGCGGGTGTTGCCATTGGCGTTGGATCAGGCGCAGAGGCTGCATAGTTAATAGCGGCTGCTTGATCTGCTGCGCTAACAGTAGGAGTTGGGGTGGCTACTGAACCACCATCAAGAAGATCTGCTCTTAATCTAGCCATTAGTTTGCCAATCCAAAACTCTTGAGGAAATCTAATCCTGTTGACATTAAGCTGTCACGAGCATTATTTGTTTGAAGCCACTTAGGATCCTGACGGAGCAAGTTCTCAAATTGCCAAGTAGGCATAGGCTGGCTTGTACCATCTGGTCCAACGGTAAGCCCTGCCGCTTTTTTAATATAAGGATCTGTAGAAATATCTACAGCGTTTGGGTCAATTTCAAGGATACGAGCCATTGAGTTGATATATGGTGAAACAATGTCTGAAACCTTAAAACCTTTATCAATCTTGTCTGCGTATCCAGACCAATCCAACTTTGCCTGATCTTTAATTTGACCCATGAAGTCATTAACAGTTAATCCACTAGAAGGATTGTTGATGGCGTTTGCGGCATCTTGGTACCAAGAATCAACATGGGCAACACCCATTTGCTGAGCGTAACTTTTGAGAGAATTGATGTTGTCAAGAGCGGTTCCACCAGCGGGGGCAACTGCTGGTCCAGTTGCGCCAGTTGCAAGCGTTCCCGCTGCGCCAGTTATACCTTGTGTTGCACCTGTTGTGGCAGCTGAAACAATCTTGCTTTTAAGAATCTGTTGGTATCCAGCATTGCCAAAAGCGTTTGCATCATATGCTTGGAATAAAGACTTATCGGCAAGATCTTGAATAACAGAATCGCTTAGTGTGCCATATCCCATCTGAGAAGCCAACTGCTTGATCTCGGCAGAACGGTTTTGAATATCAATTGGGTATGTATTATTGATAAACTTGGATGTGGCATACAAAAGACCTTGATCTTTGTTTGCTGCAAACCAATCAGTCTGGCGGAAGTTTTTTTGGAATGATGAAGCGTTGCCAAGCCAACCTTGCTTCTGCGCTTCTGCTAGGAAGCCAGAAAGGGTTTGCTGCCAAGCAGGACGGCTTGGGTCAATTTTTTTGCCATCATCTTGGTGCCAGAAAGCGTAAGCACCACTACTTGGTGTTGTTAGTGCTGACTGCACATCCGCTGGGCTAGTTAAACCTCCAGCAAGACCACCAGTAGATCCTGTATCAAATGCAGGGGCAGGAGGTGTGGAGGGACCTGTAGGTCCAGTTGAAGCAACTTTAGGTTTAGTAGCCATTATGCAGCACCCGCATCCGATTTAGCCATCTGGGTTAACATGTCAAAAGCAGTCGTTGCTGACTGGAACTCCTGAGCAGAAGCAGATGTTTTAATTTGCTGAGTAAGAAAATCTTGTGGATTTACGCCAGTCGTGACCTGTGTACCGCTAACAGTTCCACGCTTACCTGATTGCTGGTATGTGGTTTCGCCAGTATATTTGCCAGGGTTTGCCTTTTCAGCGGCAAGAAGTTCTGCGCCATATTGCTTAATTTCAGCAGGCGTAGCGTAGCGACCAACAAGTTGCTGAAATAAACCGTTAACTGTTGACTCAATATCAGGTTGTGAAGTTTGAGTTAGGTATGTGGTATTTGTTGTTGTGGGAATTGCATATGGATTGGAGGCGCCGCCTGTTAGACCAGCAAGAGCCTGTGCAAAAGCACTCTTGCCAGCAGCACCTGTTGGTGCTGGTGCTGGTGTCGCTGATGGTGTTGCCATTACGATACTCTCCTAAATACGCCATTGATAACATTTGCAAGATTTGAATTATTGGTCATTTCTTGATCCAAATAATTGTTCCAAGCATCTTGAATTGCATACCCGATACTTGTAAGTTTTGTGCCCTTAGTCTGCTGGCTAATGGCTGCGTGGTAATCGTTGTAACTTGAAAGCAAGTCTGCTATACCTGTTGCTTGCTGTGAGTTACCCAACTTGCCTGTGCTTTGCAAAGACTGGAAATCTTTGAGAGCATTTTCGGCATCTACAGTCTTGGTTGGATCTTTGTAACTAGCCCACCAAATTGGGTTCTGCTGTCCGTATGCTTCGCTAACAGACTTCCAAGCCTGTGAAATTTGACCAAGGGCTGTGATGTTATTTGTAGCTTTGGCCTGCTTAATGGCATCTTGGTAATCCTTAAAATCTTGGCCAAGATCAGCCCAACCCTTTGCAACATATACCGAATTCATAAACTCTGCTGGTGTCTGCTGAGCGCGAAGGTGCATTGTAAGCAACTTATTCTCAATAGCCTGAATGTCCCCACCAGCTGTGTTTTGAGGAACAAGGTATGCAGCGCCATTTGGATGGCTTTGCATAATGTCCTTGTTGGCATTTAACCAGTTAATGGTTGCATCCGAAAGCGGAATTGTTGCTCCGTTTTCTTTGGTCTTTGAGAAGCCTAAAGTGTAGGAAATTGCTTGATTGCCATGGCTTGATAGGAACTTATCTTGTGCCTGAGCAATTGTCATGCCAGACTTAAGCATGTTTTGATATTCATCGCGTAAAGATTGCAAGTTCTTATTGTAATCCATATTGGATACGTTTGGTGCTAACGGCAAGAAGAATGAAAGCAAGCCCTGAATAAACAAGTTTGACTTTGCGTTGTTTTCAATCTTGTCAAGGATCTGCTGTTGCTGAGCAGGTGGCAATGATGGGAACTTATCGTCAATAAGTCCATGGTATTGCGCACTGGCAATAGCAACCAAAGTAGCGTTGTGAACTGCGTTCACTCGTTGATCCATTGTCAAGCCGTTAAAAATGGCCCTAACACTTGAGTTGGGAAGAACAGTATCTAGCCAGTTAGTTGCTGGGTATCCACCTGATGCAGCACTTGCTGCCTTTTCCATCCACGGGAAACGCTTACCAAGTTCAGTTACTGCAAGGTTTGCCATTGGTGAGATACCTGGCATCTTGACTTCTGGGAGAACAGTTGCAAGAGATGCAGTGTTTCCGATAACGGACTCTGGCATGCCAGAAAAAGAGTTTAATCCGATGGCTTGGAGTCCACGGAGTGCAGCATTACCAAATTCACCAACAAGTGGGTAGACAATATACTGCTTGCCAGTTGAGTCGGTATGTACAAATCCAGGATTGTTCATTCCCTGCTGGATCATCTGAAAGTCTCTAAATGTGCGGATGGCACGACCATCTTGCAAACCAAGGCGACCAATACGCTTTAATGCCTGTTCCTGTGCAAAGTAAAATGGGAACAAGTTACGGCTCATTGTTGCCCACTGGCTGCGAAGTGCAGGGTTGTGGATCAATGGAACCATTGCAACTGTTGCCTTTTGACCTGCTAGGCGTAGTGCTTCATCCTCAGTAATTGCACCTGAGTCAAGAAGTGGCTTGAGATCACGGAAGTTCTCATATAGGTAATGAGCAAAGATGGGCTCACGAGAGATATGATCAATAACTGGGTTAATAAATGTACGGTATCCAAAATCAAGAACCTTGTCTGTAGCATTTGCCCAGTTTGGCTTGTGAGCCTTTCCAAGAATAGCAAATGGGCTATCTGTAGTTGGAATGTTCTTTAGCGCAGGCTCGTATGTACGCTCGCCATTCTTGATGTTGTTGATAAGATCTTCGTGGATTTTTCCTGAAGCACCTTCAACTAAACCACGGAATGATGAAACAACTTCGTTGGCATATGAGGCAGGATCGCCCTTAGATAGACCAACCATTGTTGGGCGGAGATCCTTGTACTGGTTTGTATCCTCAACACGAGCTTGGAAGGATGCCTTAACCTTGCCCCATTTTTCATCATTAGAAAGTGATGACCAGTCTGGTGACTTTGAGAACTTCTGCCAGTCTGCTGCAATATCCTGAGCCATCTGCTCATTGCGCAACTTGGATAGGTTCTGCGCCCAGTACATATGGTAGTGAGGATTTGTGCCAGTAAGGCTTGCAATTTCCTCGGTTGGCTTGGCTGTGTGGCCCATCAACTGTGAAAGAATATCTACACGATCATCGGCATTGTTCTTAAATGACTTGCCGTGATCTGATGCAACGCCTGCTGGGATACCTACGTGACCCATTAACTGCTGGTACTTGGTAACAACATCTAACTTATCAGCTGCTACATAAGGAGCAATCTTGCTGTTGATAAATCCAACTGGACTGATACGGTTGCGAACACCACGAATATCTGTAGCCAGTTCATTGGCTCGTTCAGTGGCGCTGAGGCTCTTGTAGATGTCAGCCTTTTGCTTGATAAGTTTTGTTACAGCGTTGTCAGTGATAGATTTGCCAGAAAGCAAGGCAGCATGATCTTCGCTAGTAAGTGCCTGAGCGGCAGAATCTGCATAACGGGCAATAGTGTTGTCATCTAGATTGTGCAAGATGTTGTACTTTGCTGCACTTTGAGCAACCTGAGTCTTGAGATAATCGCCAAGACCAGCACGGATGATCTGGTGTAATGCCTCAGATGAGGCTACGCGTAGACCAAAACCTGTTGAAAAAAGAGTAAGCGGTGCAAAAATTTTATCAGTGTAATAAGTAAATCCATCATCCAACTTCTGATAAAGAAGGCTATGAATTGTTGACTGACGCATAGCGTTACGCAATTCTTTGAAATCAATAAATGCATTGTTACCGCGTTGCCAAGACCAAAGGGCTACACCCTGCTTACCGCCATCTTTCATATCTACATAACCACGTGGTGCGCCTGACTCATCATGGCCATAGGCAATGTTTGTCAATTCACCGTTATCTGTGGCACGTTGCGCCTGTGACATAACACGATTGACGATTGCATCGTTAGATGAAAGACCAGCGTTCTTGACAACTTCCTTGACAAGATTACCGTACATCTCTTGCTTTGTGGCAAGATCTGGCTCAAGCATGATTTTAGCAGTATGCTCAAGAGCAAGGTCGTGTGGCATAGCGTAGTAAGCCATGTTGTAAATCTGTGGCGCAAGGTTTGGGTCATCCCAAGTAAAGTTTTTACCTGACTGCTCAAGTGTCTTAGCGTTAATAGCCAAAGCTTTATAGCCAGTAAAAGTACGAACTTTAGCAGCAAGACCATTAAGTGCTGCTTCCTTGGCTCCTGAAATGTCAAACATGCCCAATTTGGCAAGGGCAGTTGGTAGCGCACCCTGAAGTGTTTGCTTTTGTATCGTGCCATCTGGGTTAAGGAGTGGGTTGCCTGCTTCATCAGTAACTGTTGATGTCTTAGGCAAAAGCAAGTTGCGTTCTTCGTTAAGCGATGTGCCAGATTGACGGATAGCCTGAAGGCCCTTGTCAACAAATGCACGAGCTACTGTCTGGGTAGGCAAAATCAATGTTGTGCGTGGGGCGGCATCCTTGGCAACAAGTTCTGATGAATAGAGTGTTTTACCCATTTCATTAACAACCTGCTGTGGCGTTGATGCTTTAGCAAGGCGCTCGGCTTCATATGTTGTGAACTGGCTTGCTGGAAACAAACGCTGAATTTCAACTGGGTTTGATGTCTGTGCGATTGTGTCTACAGCACGACGAAAACCAGTATTGGCTATATTGTCATAGGCATCAAGAACTTGTGAACCGCTGTAAGCCTTACCTGAGTAAGCAACCATAAAATCATTAACAGACTTTGATTGTGCAGCAATAGGCAATGTTGCCTTGATCTGCATTGGCTTGCCAGACTCATCAAGTAATGTCTTTCCAGCGTCATCTACAGCTGCGCCGACATACTTGCCAGATTTAAGTGCTGAATTAAGTTGACCACCTTTAACAAGTGGGTCAGCACCAAAATCAAACACAGCATCTGTAACGCCAGAGATGGTCTGACCAAATCCATGCTCAGTATCTTTAAGAGCAGAAAAGCCTGGTAGTTGACCAAGAACATTAGAAAGATCGCGACCAGGAGAAATCAAATAATTTGGATCCTGCGACTTGGCAACTGAATCTTTGAAAGATGGGATAAGTTTTGCTAATCCACGCTCGCCAGCGGCTGCAAGATCTGCGCCAAGAACTGCCCCCATTGGACCTGCGAGAGAACCAACTGCGGCTCCGCCTGCTACACCAAGAGTGGCAAGTACGCCTTGCCATACTGAATGGTCTGTATAGACGCTATGAAGAAACTTGTAATCTTTTTGCACTTCTTGCAATGGCTTATTTGCCCACTGCATAATTGTGCCAACGCCAGGGACTTTGCCCGCTGCTTGAGTAACTGTGTTGAGAACGCCTTTAGCATCACCAAGAATTGTTCCCCAAACGCTCTGGGAATTGTATTGTTTTTGGTGATCGGCTAATGCCTGAGCATGGGTCGCAATTGTATTTGCGCCAGCAAGAGTAAGAGCAGCATCGGGTGATCCTGTAGCAATTGCGTCAGCACCAAGCTGTGGAGACTTTTGTACAAGTTCAGGATGATTTTGTACAATTTGGTTTGCGACAGCAACGTTTGGTGTTGTTGTAACTGTAGGTGGAGTAACCGATGGCGTAGGTTGCGGTGTAGGCGTTGCCATAGATTACTGTCCTAAGATTAACGCGAGTCGCTTTAACTCTGGTGAAGCATCAGGATGTGATGCTAATGCCTGTACGGTTTGCTTGGCAGAACCGCCACCAACAGTGGTGGGCATTGTGCCAAGGATCTCTGGTCCAGCACCAGGACCAAGTGGTGAACCTGTAGTTACTGGTTCATTTGGGCGCTGTGTTGGAGCAGTAAGGGGAACGATTGGCTGCTGTGGAGTAGCCTGTGCTTGTCCACCTTGCTGTGGCTGCATAGAAGATGCAGGAGCAGGCTTTGGTGGATTGTTTGTTTGTGCCATTGGTGCAGATGCCTGCATATCCATTAGCGATTGTGCATCTCCGTAATTAGGCATACCTGCCACATAACGAAGTGCTTGCTTTGATGCTGGTCCGCCATCGGTTCTTTGGCTTAAAGCCCCAGGGCCTGATGTCATTGCTGGCTTATTTGCCTGTGGCATGACTTATTCTCCCTCTTTTAGTGTCTCAATGGTTCGGGCTGCATACTCGTGGAACGACTTTTTATCATCCACGAAACTTGCTTGGTGTTCAAACATCTGAGTCAAGATGTCAAACCCGCTCGCTATATCAATTAAAATTGCTGCTGTTGTATCTGCGAGCAGGGCAAAGAAATCCCACTTAGTTACTTGCGTAGGAACTCTGCCCTGATCGTCAGACATTTAATTACTTACCGCGTGGCTTGCTTGCTGTTGTGCCTACGCCCTTTGTGCCTGAAGGCTGCTTTGAGTAAAGGACTGTTGACTTTCCTGTTGACTCTGGACCCTTCTTAGGCTGGATTTTTGTTTTCTGGGTAACGGCTTCTGATGAACCCATTGAACCCTGGTTCTTTGGTGAAGGAACCTTTGTAGTCAATGATGACTTAAGTGTTGCCATGATGTATCTCCTATAGGTTTGTTTGATCGCCAGAAACGTTAGGCTGGCGACCTTCTGGAAACAGATGCGCTAAGCGCTGGCTGTCCAGAAGATGAAAGTCCTGCTAATAGATTCTGCAATGCAGAACCACCTTGTGCGCCACCTTGCGGTGCAGCAGGCATGCCTTGCGGTGTAGGTGCCCCAGAAGGAACCTGTCCAGGGGCTTCAGCCTCACCTGCGGTAGCTTCTTCTGGGGATACTGGAGCGGGGGCAAAGGCTTGTGCAATAACATCTTCAATGTTATCTCCTGCCATGCGTCCCTTAATTGCTGCTGCAATTGCTGTAATTGCCTTTGAAGGATCTTGTCCTTGTGCAGCCATTGATGGAATTGCTTGAGCGTATGCTGCAACAGATTGCATCAACGCATCACGTAATTCTTCTACTTCAACTCGTTCTTCTTCCATGGTGACGTTCATCTCCCATGGCATCTGACGACGCAAGAAGTCGCGTGAGATTAACTTATCTCCGCGAGCTTGAAGTCCGAATACCAAAGCACGGTTTGGATCAAGTCCAGCCATCATGCCATAAGATACATCGCACCAGTAATCACCCTGAATATCTTTCTTCGGGGTGTAGGTAATCTCATAAGGAGCGCCAGCGTTTACACCGCGTACTTCCTTTTCAACATCACCAAATAGTTTTTCATCCATCATGAAGCACATGCGCATGACGTGGCGGAACGCCTCAGCAAATACAGCTTGTGCTGTCTTAACCTGAGTATCAAAGCCACCCATGAGTGCTTCTACGCCACGGCCTGTGACGATAGATCCTGACTGCTGACCTAGACGGCCTTGTGGATAACGTGAACCAACACGAAGTTCCTGATCAAGTGCAGCTGTCTCTTGGAAGATTCCGTTAGGAATATCAAGTGCTACACGACGGATCTTCTCAGGATTGGCAGAGCGGATAGTTGCATCTGGACCAATCTCAAGAACGTTAACGTCTGCTGGCAAAGCAAATGGAGCCTGTACAGATTTCTGTGCTGCTTCCAACTGCAATGTTGCAAAGCGAGCGCGAGCGACCTGAACCCACATGATGTCATCAAACTGACCACGCTGGTGTTCATCAGAGTCAATACCTGGGCGAGTAGCAATAACTACAGGTAGTTCACCAAGTAGATTCTTAGCACGCTCAAGGATAAGGTTTTTGCGCTCAGGGATGAAGAGGATGAGTTCGTTCTTGTCCTGATAGCGGAATACTTCAAGCATACGCTCTGAGTTGCGTTGCTCGTAAGGTCCACGAAGTTGACCTTCTAGTTCTGGGAAGTCATTGATCAACTCACGCACAGTCTTGTTGTAGCGACGTGTGTATGAGAGCAACTTGCCAAAGCGGTCATGCTCAGGGTATGAACCAATTGGGTTGTCAATGCGAATCATTGGGCGATTGTTTTCCCAATCAGGCTCAATGATAAATGCGATCATGCCGTAGGTAAGGTAGCGATCTGCGGCTGTGTACATCTGAGTCTGAAGGTTACAGGTATCGCGGTAGCCTGCTGCAATCATAGTGCGCTTGTCGGCACGGCGACGTGCGCGATCAGAAATAGCATCTGTTGTGTCGCAGTTAAATGCAGGGAGCGGAGCAATAACTTCTGCTACGTCGCGTGCTGCGATGTCAATGAAGTTTGACACCATTGGCTTAGGGAACTCATCAGGGAACATGCCAGGGAATACCTGCTGGATGTTGCCTTGACGAATTGAGAGAAGATCTGACCAGCGTGAGTCGCGGGTGTGGTAATGGTCACGTAGCTTGCGGACTTTGATAGCGATCTGATCAATATCTAGTGCCATAGAACGTTCCCCCATTCACTGCTAGTTGTTCTTGTAGTCTTGCGTATTCTTCCAAGTTAACGACCTTACGGTTTGCTATTTGGCTGCGTGTGGCAAACTTGTTTTGTACAAAAGTCTGCCCGTATGAACCCATCTGGTTGATGTAGTCCCGCATCTGCGTCTCTGCAAACCAGAGCGCCATAGGACCGTCTTGCTTATTCTTGGTTCCTGCTGACCATGTGATCAGCTGCTCAATAAGAGCCTTGATGTGTTCGTTATCGGCTCGTGGCAGTTCCAGTAAGTTGTTCTTTAAGAATTTGCCTTGGTTGTCGCACGAGCCGAAAAGTGGTGCCATAGAGGCTACGCCAAACTCTGCATCCATTTTGTTGGCACCTGTGTAGTGCTGAACAAGGCGGATGCCTCGTGAGGCAAGGAACTTGTTGATCTGCTCATCTTGAGTCAAGAACAACTGGAAAGCGTTTTTCTCAATGACCCAGACATTGACTTTATATTTGTCTGTCCATGCAAAGATCAGATCACGGATCTGCTGTGGTGTCGGGGCTGGCATGCGGCTTGCCTCAAGCAAGTAGCGCTTGCCTGTGGTTCTATCGCCAGACATAACGACTGAGAAGGTATCACCTGACATTGCTGGGTCCATAGAGGCAACGATGTATTGACTGCTGAGAGTCTCAGGGTGTCCTGGTGCGCCAGGAATAAGCGGTCCGATAGATCGCATACCTGCGACAGATCCGCGTACACACTCTGGGCTAAAGATTGCAGTTGACTCAACATCTTGCTGCTGGTAAACCATTGCCCAAGTCTTTGGGTCAATCATTCCGCGACGGCGGTTGAGATGCTCACCAGACCAGCGTGGGTATAAACCTTTTTCATCTGCCTCGGTTGCATCAGCGTCCCAAGGACGATCTGACTTAGGCCAGAGGGTTACCCAGTCTTTTGGCTTGTCTGCAAACTCAAGAACAGCTGGCATTGCCAGATATGTCCAAGGGCTGACATTATCGGGATAGCGTTCTGGGTTACGCATCTCGCGGTAAAGATCCATTGGATCTACGCGTGTGCCGACGACCAAGATTTTTCCTGTTGGGCCAACACGGGTAAGAACTTCCTGTTGGATCCAGCGTAACTGCTTTTCAAACTCTCCGCAGTTGGCGAGAGTAACGCAGTCATCTAAAATAATGAGGTCGGCACGTGCGCCGTAAATCTGGCCGCCGATACCGAGGGCTTGAACGGTAGGATCTTTTTCACCTGAGTCACGTTCAAGGTAGATGCTGTCGGCTGTCCACTTTTCGGCGGTAGCCTTAAAGCCTTCAACTGGAGCATATCTGCGCTGCAACTCTGCCCACTGGGGCGAGGTCAATCTTTGCTTGATGGCATAGAGGAATTCTTTGGCCATGCCCTGCGTCTTAGAAACCAACTTGATACGCACATTGGGATTGGTCACAATGCGGTAGGTCACATAGTCAATTGAGACAGTCATAGACTTAGCATGCTCTGGTGGCATGTTAACTAAAACGTAATTTTTATAGCCGACCTCGTAGGTCATATTCCCATGAAGCCAGGCAGGTTCACCTTCTTCTAGCAGGGACGTGACGTTCCTCTGGTGGTCGAACGTCACGCTATTCAGGTACTTCTTTCGGAAGTCCTCAAAAGATATATTTGCGTCTTCCTCGGCTACAACACCAGCACGTTTTTTAATAACGCGGGCAAGATCAATAGCTTCTTTGAACTGAGGATCGGAAGAGCGGTAATACTCATAAGACTTGACGGACTTGCCGACTGCGCGGCAGGCGTCCTCAACAGTCACGCCTTCTTCAATGAGAGCCAGAAGGCGCTTTTTGGCGTCGGACGCTGAGAGCGTCGCTCCTTCTGCTAGCTTGTAGGAATTGCTCTTTGGCTTTGCCATATCGCGCGAACTCCTAGATTCCTAATGGGTCAAAAATGCTAATGGGTCAGAATAGACCTATGCCACTGCGAAGCATCCCCTAGGGGATTGCTAATGGGTAGTTATGGGGGGCTGTAAGCCCCAACTGGGTAACAAATACATAGGGGCCTGAAAGGCCCTGCATTTACCATCTGGCATGGCTCGTGGAGCTCGCCATGAAGCGAGCGGAACGGGGGGATTATTTAATCCCCTATATATACTAAGGCGTTGACTTTGACGTTTATCCCGCCCTAAGGTGTGTGATGTTAGTCACACTGTATATTACTGATGAGTAGTGTGCCTCTGACCTGCGGTTTTGCTATGCGGGGCGCCTATATTTAGAAAAAATATTTTGGTGGATAGTACTATACAGACAACACTATTATTAAAACCCCGTGGGTTGAATACCGCGTAAACGGCTACGACCGACCGACCAGCGACCCGCACCTTTCCCGCTGGCTGGGGAATTACGGGGAAGATTCCCGCTTGATTCGGGGGCATTTATCCCCCATTACGGGCGCTTGTGGATAACTAACAACGCGTTCGGGCGTGTTGTGAGTGGGTTGCGATGCGTTAATGGGGAGACTGTCCCACCCACCACTTCCCACCACTTCCGACCACCTGCCTTCAGATATTCCAACCCGCTGGCACTCTCGCCCCGAGCTTGCTAGATGGTTGAACCTTCAACTAATGACCATTAAGCGTGGGAAAGTATGACCACCAAATGACCATTTTGGGCTTGACTTGCTTTTCAGCTGAGAGTAATTTTGCTCATGTCGGGACAAGCCCGATACATTGAAAGGACAATAAATGAACAGCACTTTTGACTCAACCTGCCCACAATGCGGGGACGATAACGATTTAATCGTGGCAATTACCGGCAAGCCATGCGGGAAATGCACACGCAAGAATCATAGAAAGGCGATGAAATAACATGGAGATGATTACCTGTACCTCATGCAAGGCAGACACTCACCCTTACGCCGTATTTCCTAACGATCTGTGCCTCTCCTGCTACGAGCAGACCCCCGAGGCTAACGCGCCTCTTACCGTTGCAGGGCTCGCACAATTGACTAGAACATGGGGCGGAAAATGACCGAGCGCGATCTCCTAAATGCTTTACAACTCATCAACGATCTGAGAGAATTACTCACAACCGAGCTTGAAAGGATAGGACTATGAAGAACACTTATCAGAATCCCTGCCACTATTGCAATGCAAAGGCGGGGGAATCCTGCTCATGGAATTGCCCACCTATCAAGATTAAAGAGGCGGCATAACATGAAGAAACTCACCGCCACCGCGCTAGTCGCTCTCGCTCTCGTAGCGATTGGATACCGCGCCACTCACCATCCCGTCTATGGCAACTGTCGCCAAACAGTAGATGGCTACACCTGCACACTCTTACACTATGTGAAGAACTAAGGCGAAACGGGGACAACCCCGTCCGAGCGTGTCGCGCTCGCTGATGAGCCTAATACTCACAGACTATGAAAGGACTATGAAATGTGTGAAGAATACAACGGCTGGGGCAACCGCGAGACATGGGCTGCCGCTCTCTACCTTAATAACGATTATGGCATGTATTGCACGGTACAAGAACTAATCTCCGAGGCTATCGCCAGCAAGGACGAAGATCAGGACTTCGCCTGCTCTACCTGCCTAGCCGAGAACCTAGAGGCTATGTTTGAGGATGTTTGGGGAGATGGAACAGAGCTATCCCATGAGACTTACTCAATGTTTAAGGATATCGGCAGCCTTTACCGTGTGCGCTGGCATGAAATTGCTACATCTTTCCTAGATGAGGCGAAGGTGAACGCATGAGCTCTCTGCCCATGATTGAGATCAAAGGCGAGCTCTGCAACTATTGCGACAACCGTGCAGAGTTCATCAAGATTAACGAAGAAATGCCTCTTTGCTTTCAATGCATCCACGACGGAAAGGACGTTTAGTAATGAGCCACGAATTAGACACCTACTGTGTACGCTGCGAGGAGAATAAGGACGTGAACAATCTCCTTGAATATCGCGACGAGCCAGTATGCACGGCTTGCATTACTCATCACGAACTGATAGAGCTAAGGCTCTTATGACCCGATCCTGCTACGCGTACGACTTCTACGGGCAAGAGTGGCTAACCGTTTGCGGGTCTGGCTCTTGTCCGTGGCAGGTCTACACCCCCACCCTACGCGACGCGAAACGCTCGCGGCTCAAGCACACGCGCACCGAGTGCGCTGGTGGCTACTAATACCGACGACTCAACCGATAGGGGAGCGTTTGACGCTTGACTTATGCCACGGCATAGGCAAAGATCAGCAAACAGGGAACGAGTCCGCGAAGGATTCACTAATACCGACCAACCAACCGATAGGGGAGCAAATAATGAACAAGAATCAAGGACGAATCGCCTACTTTGAGGCGAAGGCAAAATTACTAGAAAATAACGCGATGAAGTTTGCCAGTGAAGGTCGCAACGATGAAGCGATTAAAGCTGGCATAGACATGGTGCGAGCCATGAGTGAAGCAACACGCCTACGCATAGGGCTAGGCAATAACAACCCAACCGACGCAGCATAAGAAAGGAGAGAACAATGGCTAAGACACTGACTGAAACTATCGGACAACCTGCCACTGACGCACTACACGAAGCGATCAGAGTGGCATGGCAAGCAGGCTACGATCAAGCGATGATAGACCTGCAAAATCATGAGCAACACATCAGCCAATTAGTGGCAGAAGATATTGGAGAATAATGGCTACATTTGTTTCACTCTTTGCAGGTGTGGGTGGCTTTGATCTTGGTTTTGAGCAAGCTGGTCACACCTGCGTAGGGCAAGTAGAGATAGATAAACACGCACAATCTGTGCTAAAGACACATTGGTTTGATGTGCCACTACATAATGACGTAACTACAGCTACACAATGGGCAAAGGAGATAGGTTTAATTGGAAAAGTTGACATTGTTTGCGGAGGATTTCCGTGCCAAGATGTCTCAGTCGCTGGCAAGCGTGCTGGAATCGCTGGGCAACGAAGTGGATTATTCTGGGACGCAATACGATTTGCACAAGAAGTTAAAGCACAAACAATCGTCTTGGAAAATGTCCCAGGACTTCTATCAAGCAACAACGGACGCGATTTCGGAGTCGTCCTCACTGCTCTGGCCGACGCAGGGTATCGCCACATTGAATGGCGAATTTTGGATTCGCAATTCTTCGGAGTACCCCAGCGACGCCGTAGAGTCTTCATTGTCGGAAGTGTTACAGACCGACGCACCAGCCCGATACTCATTGAGTGCGAAAGCAGCGGAAGGAGTGCTACGCAGATCCAATCGCGGGGGCAAAACACTTCCCGATCATTTGCAGAAAGCTCTTGAAGATGTGGTGGGTCAAGTCGCGCAGAGCGCAGAGTGATACCGATTTTGAAACTTGGGTAGAAGGTGGCATAGTGCCGACCTTAAATGCTTTTGATAACGGAGATGTAAGGACTACAGTGTTAATTTTATTTGAAGCAACAAGGGTGGATGATGTAAGAATCCATGAGAAAGTAAGCCCAACCGTTCCAACTTATTGGGGAACGGGTGGAGCAAGAGTTCCTTACTGGTCTACAACACCAATCAGGCGTTTAATGCCTGTTGAGTGTGAGAGATTGCAAGGCTTCCCCGATGATTGGACCGACGGACAGGCAGATAGCCACCGATATAAGCAGATGGGAAATGCAGTAACTGTGAATGTAGCACGATGGATCGGGGAGCGTCTTTGATCCGCAACCTCAACCCAGACGATCAACCGCTATGCGCGGACCCAGCCTACGACCCAGAAATGTGGTTCCCTGAACCAGCTGGGCGTGGCAATCCTAACCTAGATACGCGCATTAACGCGACGTTAAGTAGGGCGGTAACTGCCATGCAAATCTGCACTATCTGCCCGTTGCAACTAGCCTGTATTGAGTACGCGATGGAGTCTCTTGAGACGATCCATTACGGTATTTATGGCGCAACCTTGCCCATAGATCGGCAACGGGCGGTAGGTGCTGGGGATATTTCCAATACCCAGACTTGGCAGAGTAGGATTAGAAAGATGGCGAATGAGAAGGACATCCCCGTGCCTTACATCGCCAAAAGGGAAAGGCCAGAACTATTAGTATCCTTACAAGAAAGAGCCTCGTGGCGTGCGTTGTCCTGGGATTCATCGGAGGAGGCATCATAATTGCCCCACAGACCCCTTTACAGCCGTTTCTGAGGCATCATAAGGCCGACCTGCCGCCTACCGTTGATCAGTTGAAGGCATACACAAAGGCTAAATACCATCAGGACGACATCCAGTTTGAGGCACTAGATCTACTGTTCACAATGGAGTCGCACTGGAACTGGCGAGCTAGAGGCTCACGAACTACCCAAGGCAGGGCGTATGGCATAGCCCAAGCTCTGCCAGCGGACAAGATGGTGTCGGCAGGTAAGGATTACTTGACTAATCCCTACACCCAGATAAACTGGGCGTTGTTATATCTGAAAAGCAGGTATCAGAACAATGCAATATACGCGCTCAAGCATGAGCTAAAACACGGATGGTGGTAGGACATGGAACCAACAGTCTTAATACATATACTGGCAAAGGACAAAGCAGCCATGCTACCAGCGTGGCTAAAGCAGAACTTAGAGAAGATTCAATACCCAAAGGATCGGATCATCCTTTACTTCCGCACCAATAACAACAACGACGACACGGCAAAGATCTTGCACCAGTGGATAGATGATCAACACATACTTCGCGACAGGGAAGATGATGACTTTGAGTATTACAACTGGCGCGACATCATCATTGAGGACAGAGATGTCCAAGCCCAAGTGCAGAAGTATGGCGTACATGAGTGGACACCAGAGCGGTTCAAGGTGCTAGGAGAGTTACGCGAGCAGGGTATTGAGGAAGCAATCTTCTGGGATGTGGACTTCTACTACACCGTAGATGTAGATAACTTCACCATGCCACACACGCTTAAGAACTTGGTCAGCTACAACTTGCCAGTTGTCGCACCATTACTAATGAGTGCAGACCCAGAGCAACCTGCATACGCTAACTACCATAACAAGGCCACGCCTAACGGCTACTTCATGGACAATGAGGCGTATTACCGCATACTCAATCGTCAGGTGCAGGGACTCATCAAGTGTGATGTGGTTCACTGTTCCTATCTCATCCGCAAGGATGTCCTCAAGCGAGTCACCTACCAAGATGGCACTGATGATTACGAGTATGTGATCTTCAGCCGTGAACTACGCCGCTTGGGTATCGCGCAATACTTGGACAACACAGAGGTCTATGGTTATCTCTCAACGCGGGAGAACGTCAAGGCGTGTGTTGATAAGATGGCAGAACTACGCAAGGAGTGGGTCAAGGGACAACTTAAGTGAGTATCAAACCAACTGAATTAAAGAAGCTCGTTGCTCTGCTAGATGAGGAAGCACCATCGGCAGAGTGGCTGGCTAAGGCAGTCTGGGAACTGATGGAAGAGTTGGTAGCCAAGCGCCAGCAGTATGTAGTCTTTGCCGTACATCCATCGCTCAACATCATTCAAGCAGTCGGGCCATACCCGACGAAAGATAAACTATTAAAAGATTATGCTAAGCGCATTGGTGCATATGACTCAGCATCGTACGCACGAGTTGCAGAACTTGTCCACCCTGATATGATTACACAAGGTTGATCGGTAGTTTCTAGTCCTTTCCGCCGATCAATAGCCAGCTCCCTGATCCTATCCAGGTTGAGCGGCAACAGTAAGACCCGCCAAGTGGTAAATCCCACCGAGCGGGTCTTTTGTTTTAGGTACTTCCCCTATACCTAAATCTGGTGTAGGCCGTTGGCATCCTTGTAGTAGCCATACCCTGTAGGAGTAAGAGTAAACGGTGCAGTTGCAAGATTAAGATACGAGTATGGACCTTTAGCAGTTAGGTCATAGAACGCTGGTAGCGTCCAGTCTGGTGCAATAACATCGCGTCCATCACGAGCAGTGATCTTATACAAACCACCACGGACGTGATCGGCAGGCTCTAGGAGCCACGTGCGACCCTTAGAATCTGGCTTAGATACATTGTTAATGTTTGGATCTACCAACATCTCCACCACTTCATGGAACACAACCGCAGCTGTACCTTCTTGGTAACGATCCTTTGAGATGACCTTACCCTTAAACGACAAGCCCTTGCGGAACTTACCCAGTGGTGCAGTAGCAAATGAACCAGCCAAGATGTATGCAATCGGCTGACTGTTCAATACTTCATGGTAGCCATACGCACGCACGGCAGGGTTTGGAAACTTATCTACCACACATACATTCCAGCCGTTGGCTGAGCGTGTAGTGCCAAGCTGTACGCCATTATCGCCCAAGCCCCACGCGGTGCAGACTTGGCTAACAAAAGCACCTAGTGCTGACTGAATAGCAACAGCATCTGGTGTTGAGAGTATCTTGGACTCATTGACAAATGTAATAGTAATCATCTTACCGCCTCGCATTATCTGTTGAATAGAAACCTGACGCATTAAAACTTACTCCTGGCACAGTATACATACGCCCCATCGTTTGACCACAGCATACAGGGTTGTCCGCCTCAGCGTGGATGCTACGCTCCACAGTCTGCTCGCCACCACATACTACACAACGATAGTCATACTGCACGTTCGCCCCCTATCGGACACTTATCTACACAATTCCACACAAGCTCCATGTATGAGTGACCTTCAACCCGACGGATCTCGGTGTAGCAATCTGAGTCATGGATGTATTTGCTCATTCCTCACCCTTTCCAAATGGGTTGTCCCCACCTAGCGAGAAGTGTAAGCGGCGCAACGCACCAGTAACACGGCGATGAGCCGTAGTATCTGAACAGTTGAGCAACTCAGCCATCTCGGTGTAGTTCTGGTTGTCATAATACTTCATTTGCAATACCAGCTGGTCTGTTGGGTCTAACTTATGTACGGCACGGCGCACATCAAAGAGCTGGATGATGTAGTTGCCACCCTCGGCAGGGTTGCCACCACCTGAAACAATCTCATCAGCGTTTGCCGCTCGTGTCTCTAGCACATCAGACCAGATCAGCGGGAGCATATCCTCAAGGGTAGGGATGGAGTAGTAATGCTCATCTCGGATCTCATAGCCCAACTTCTGTGCCTTAGCACGACGGCAATACTTGTCCGCTTGGCGGGTTAAAGTCTTACCCAAATGTTTGATGCCAGACTTCAGATCCTCTGGCTTCTGATCGGGGCTAAGCCACTGAGAAATCTTATCCTGGCGACGCACACACCAGAGCAACAGCTCTTGACGGACATCGGCCACATCAAAATAGGGATGGTATTTGCGATGAACAATGCGGGCTACCTGAGCGGCAATGTCAACTACTTCCTCTGGTAGTTCATTCATTGATCACCACAGGCAGGATGTAATCTGGGAAATCGTGGACGGCATTGAAATGCACGTTGAAGTCATGCTCGTTTGTATCGGCACGAGTGAGGCCAAAGATAGGGTCTAAACAGCGCAAGGTGTGGGCTGGGATCAGTAGCAACGCATCAGTGTAGCGGATACAGATACGGTTGAAGGCATCTGGACGGTCATTGGTAGGCTCGGTAAGCCAGATCTGTTGCAACTTCTGGTATGGAAACTTAACCTCTGAGTCAACAGGACGCTTCATCCACTTCACTTCAAGCCCGCCGATGTAGTTGGCGTAACCATTGCCATGATTCTTGTTGACAAGAAAGTCTATGAAATAGTACTTTGGTGTACCGTAGAGGTCCCATGAATATTCTTGAGATAGCCAGTTGGCCACCTTTTCTTCACGAGTACCATCGCCTGATACCTGGCGGATTGGCTCAACCATTATGCCTGCCTCATCAGATAGGCCATCAGCTTGACGAGGATGTTCTTGCCCTCAAAGTAGCCAAGCCTAGTGTTGCAATTCATGCAGAGTAAGCCTCTCACCTGTAACGTTTCATGGTTGTGGTCTACAGCCAATGCGTGTAGTTTACCATCTTTTGTCAGGTTTTCGGGCTTTTCGCAGATGGCACAGACACCATTTTGTTTGGCAAAGATCTCTTCATACTCTTCAATGCTGATGCCATAGCGGGTCTTGTAGTTGTGCCTGCGCTTGCTTTCGTAAGGTATTTTTTTAGCCATTAGGATGCGCTCTTATCTCCGTTGAGGATACGCAAAGCCCAATCAAGCCCAGCGTTAAAGCCTTCCATCCAATCAAAGTCTTTAGACTCCAATGGGACGCTTGTCTTAGCCGCCTCAATCTTGTCCTTAGCCTTCTCAAGATCCATTACTTAGGCCACTTACCCCGCTCAATCATAAGCGCGATGACCGCATAGTTTGCCATGTCCTTGAAAGAATCCTCAATAGGCTCATGCCGTGGCGACCTACTGTGACTATAAAGATTCTTAAGACGCTCAAACTTATCGCCAATACGCACCAGCAAACCGTTAATAGGACCGCCAAAGGCATTGTTAATATTGCCAGGGCCATAGTCAGCCTGCTTCGTGATAAGGAGATTTCCGATTTCATCCATTATTTCCCAGACGCTGGCCGCGAACTGGGTATCTGAACGAGCAGCTGGTTGCTTATCTTGTCTAGTGATATAACTTTCAGCCCAATTGATTGAATCAACTTGATGGCCAATTCCATGTCCTCGCTCATCCATTTGTCTCCCCTTGTATTTGTCCATTAAATATCCAATTCCTTGAATCTTCATCTAACTTATATGTGTAGATCAACACTTGCCCATTGGCTAATCTATGTTCCATCTCAATAACATCTAATATCCACAATACATCTGGTACCCGTGCGCCATCTTTAGGACCGCCAATAAACTCAGGCATCTTCGGCTTCGTCTACTATCTCCCTCAAGATATATTCCACAATCTCTGGGTTGTCTTTGAGCGCAGTAAAAATATGATAGCCAACAATGTCACAGACTTCTTCTACATCAAAGCGTTTACGTGTAGACATTGGTGTTTCAAATATAACTGCATGAGTCAGCTCGTGCATAAACACACGGATCATCTTATCTTCAGGAAGATTGTCGCGTATGCGAATTGTATTGGTGGCAGAATCTGTCATGCCGTAAGCCTCTGGGTCATCAAGATCGTATCTGATCTTGTATTTCTGCCCAGCAATGCGGGCAAACTTTGGCTTATTCATGCGGCTAGTCTATCAGCAAACCAGTCAGATCCGCTGTCCAAGAAGGTATCGTTGACATCACGGTTGGCAGGTAAACCCACGATTATCGCTTTGTCCAAGTCTTCTTTAATGCGCTTCGCCAATTCCTGTCCTGGGTTTCTTCCATCTTCTTTAACATCATTGTCAGCAAAGATGAGAATACGGTTGTATGACTCAAAGAGTTTTGGGAACCACGGCTTCCATTGGCTGACACCAGCGACCCCAACAGCTGGTATTTGAACCATGCCCGATAATATGATGGTGTCAATCTCGCCCTCGCAAATGGCAATAGTGTCACTATGCTTATGCAAATCATTAACATTAAACAGCCCAATCTTTTGACCCGTGGGCCATATGTACTTAGGTGTGCCATCATCTAATCTCCTAAACTTGATACCCACCACGCCAGCGGGAGTAATATAAGGAATGGAAAGCATGCCTGTAGCATGTTCATGGCCAGCTGCTGGATCAACGACGCTTCCAAGAAGGAATGTATTTGCCACTTCCTTTGTTAGTCCCCGTCCCGCGAGGTAAGAGGCTGCCTGTGGCGTTAGATTGTTGGAGTATCTTTCGGCTGCTTCCGTGAGTAATGCTCTCTGCTTTGCGTTTAGCATCTGCGAATCCTAGTCCTTCCTTTGCTTGTACTAATGTGTATACATCTCCGAGTACCTGACAGACAAGGCAGTTGTATGCCTGATTGTCTAGGTTGTAGGCGGCACTTGCTTGGGCATCATCATGGATGACGCACTTGCAAGGCACCCAGCCGTGCTTGTCTATAACGTTAAGCCCGTAGTGTTCTAGCACCAGGGCAATGTCAGGCTTGGATACCACTTTGCTTCAACCATTGGTTCAAATCTTGGACTACCCAGCTCTGATCTAGCCCCGCCATGCGACGCTTGACAATGACATAGGCTGGCGGTACTGCATCTAGGCCACGAGCCTTAGCGTAGTTGGCTGCCTCAACGCAAGCCTCACGCCAGAACTGTGGCAGATCCATCTTTACCGTAGCCTTTAATTCAAAGATGTAGGGCTGACCAGCGACCATGCAAACAATGTCGCCTTCATCGTCCTTGCCAGCCAACCTAAGCCGCTCAGCCGCTACACCCTTGCCACGAAGCCATTTGAGTATGCCCGTCTCAAAGGCTGAACCTTTACGCTTTCCGTATGTACTCAACGAATCCCACTCCAAGTCTGTGCAACGAAAGCTGATGATCTATCACCATAGATAGACATACGACTTGCATCTGCCCACAGTGTAACGAACTTGTCACCTGTAGCGCTGTGTTTACCAAAGCGATTCTTGACAACTGCAACACGAAACTCTCCTGAGTATGGCACTAGAGCCACGGTCAGAATCATCTCAGGCAGCTGAGCAATCTTGCCTTGGATAGCCTTACGGCTTGGGGGGATGTCAGGCTTTCCTTCTGCTTCACTGGTATGGTGAAGTAGCATCACGCCTGCATCTGTCTCACGAGCAATGTGGTGCATAGCCTTGGCAATCTCACGAAGGCCAGACCATTCATCGTTGTGCATAGAGACAACGTTCATTGCATTGTCCACAATAATCATGTGGGGATATTCACCATATGCTTCACCGTAGGCACGGATAGCAAGATCAATCTCATCAAGTGTTGGGCTAGGGGCGAAGTCAAACTGTAAGTGCGTAATGCTGGCTAGTTCATTTTCGTAGAACTCTTTACCAGCACCAGTTGTAAATGCTTCTTCTACTGTGGCGACTTGATGGCCAGTAATCATTGCTGCTGCACGGATTGCTGTGGTGTAAGAATCGGTATCTGCGGATATGTAAAGCGTAGGCACTTCCATCTTCACCGCCATCCAAAGGGCTATGAGTGATTTACCAGCGTTAGGTGCGCCAGCAATCATGGTCAACTGTCCTCTGCGAAACCTAATCCCCTCGCTTTGTAGCGAAGGGAAAAGGTCTGGCAGTAACTGATGATCGTTAGTGCTTTTCGCTGCCGCTTGGGTAAGTGACAGCATCTAAATTATCTAACGAACTTAGGCTCGCACTGGTCAGGTGTTCCCTTAGCGGATGGGCAGAACCAGCCCTTCCATGCCTTTGGCGCTCCTGGCTTTGACTCACGCCATACCAACGCACCGTGCTTACAGTGTCCCTCTGGAAGCTGTGCTGGTGCTGCTGGAGCAGCAGATGCTGAGTATGCAGGTGCCGCTGGGGCTACTGGTGTAGCACCAAGTGATGCTGCAAGGTTGCGTACAGCGCTTGCTGATGTAAGTGATGCCATCACTGAATTGATGAGAGCAGATGTATCTTGAATAGTTGTTAACTGCACTTCAAGTTCAGCTGCATCTTGTGCATAGACATTCACCATTGTACCGTCAGTCATTTTGTAACTGACTTGATACTTTGTATTTTCGTTTGCTGCCATTTGTTTCTCCTTATTTTATTTCTGCTAGTGGATCGTATATTTGTGAAAGTTGTCCGCCGACTGCGTAACAGTAGTCCTTTACGCCGCAAGTAGAGCAGGCCATTCCAATGTTTGGAAGGTAAATGTTAGCATCAATTCCCCGTACAAACTGGGCAAAGAGTTCGGTCATTACTGGAACTGTCCAGCGATCTAGGCCAGTAGCCTCTTTGAACTCAGCCTTACGGGCATCGTAATAGTAGCCCTTGGTTGGTCTGATACCAAACTGCATCTCCATACAGCAGGCATATATACCCAACTGCATAGATGAAGTCGGCATAAAACTACCAGTCTTGAAGTCAATGACTGCAAGTTCACCTGTTGGCTCAACCACGATGGCATCAGCAAATGCCTTGATAGGTACATCGCCAAAGTTTAAGAGCCAGCCAAGTTCTGCTGCTGGTACACCTTCAGGTGTTACCCACAACTCAAACTGTGACTCCTGCCAAGCATTGATGAAATCAAAGAACATCCGCTTGCCATTGTTATCCCACCAGACTTTGTTCTCTTTGTCTGGGTTTTCTTTGGTGGCACGACCAGCTACACGCCAGTCTGTTGGATTGCTGCCTGACTTGGCTTCTTGATCTGCAATGGCTTCAAGGAACGATTCATCCCAAATGTTATCCCAGGTCATTCGTGTAAACCTTTATAGTAAACAGTACCGTCACCGTTGTCTTTCAAAGTTCCAGGTACTGCTTCAAGCAAATATTCCGCAGCAAGAACAAACCCTCTGGTATATAGCATTTGCACTTGAGGATTCCATTCATTTGATATGAGATTTGATTGTGCTTTTTCAATTAACTCAAATGCAATCCGCCGACGATAATTTCCTAATTCATCATGACTCATTTGTTTCAACCTTTCCTGCTACTAATTCCTGAGCTTGGCGTAAGCCAGTGATGATGTCAGGGTTTGTTTCGTTCTCAATGAGGACTTCAATCCTAGCACCTAAGTTCTTGCGCATAACAACTTCAGCTTCCACAAAGGATTGCATGAAGGCATCACGGCTAATAATCTTTGCGTGTTTGCGTCCCATTACTGCTCCCTATCTATCGGTGTAACAACTGTTGCAAGGCTGTCGCAGAGAACGCAGCGGGCAGTTGTCCCGTACATTCCAATTTCAAAGTCAGTGTCAAACTTACACTGGACATTCCACCATTCTGATCCGCAGGGACAAACTCGTATTGGACCGAGTGAACGGTAGTCTGCTTCTGCACCCTGCGTGGATTGTATGTTTCCAAGTTTATGCTCCATTAGAACGGTACATCCGCGTACTTTGCTTTGTCTAACTTCTTCTGATGTTCAGCCAGTAGGAACTTCTCAGCTGCTGAGTGAAATGCACTACCGCCAACGAAATACCATGCTGGCTCTGATGGTGCTTGCAAGTTGCGCTCTAGCTCAAATGCTTTGCCACAGCGTAACCATGATGTAAATGCACTGAATGATCTATGTTGTATTTGTGTTTCTTTCATGGGTGAACCGTAGCACCGCCTATGAATGACATGTCAACTGGTTAGCATTTTCGGCGTGGCGCGAACTTCTATTTGCTAATGGGGTTGGAATGTGTATAATCGGAGCGAAGCGACGGCGGTAAATACAGGGGAGCCTGAAGGCTCTGGTTGAGGCGGCAAGGCTGATAGCCTCTAACAGTAAAACGGCAAAAAAAATAAAGCCCCTCCAAAGAGGGGCCATACTTTTAATAACTTATTTTGATGCAGTTGCCTTGAAATGATTGTAAGCACCAACTGCAACTGGGCCAAGTACTGCAACGATTGCAGCCCAAGCTACTGACTTCAGATGGTGGTTACCTGTCTGCCAGATTGATACTCCAGCAACGAGTAGTGCTGCGAGGTAATGCTCCAAGATCGCTTTATTGATCTTCATAATATCTCCTATAGGTAGATTAGTTTGTCCACTTTGGTCGCCCAAAGCCGACAACAAATACTACCATTTTGCGCTTGTTTGCCGTCTGATAAGCACGGATTTTTAAGCATACTTCTCCGCCATTGGCTTCAGCTCCAGTGGTTCCATCAGGAACTGTGTTGCCTTCTACAGTTGTGATAGTGCCATCACCGTTGTCTTTGACAACAATGCCCACATGCTCAATGCCTTTGCCGTCAAAGTTAAAGAACACAATATCGCCCGCCTGAGGCTTTGCAGTCTCATGGTTGAACCATTGACCCGTTCCCTGGAACAAAGTGGCTCCAGCGGGCGTATAGACGCAATTAGGCATACCTTTGAAGTTGATCTGTGCCGCTGTCCACATGACAAAAGAACCGCACCATGGCTGGCCATCGTGTCCTGTAAATTTGCCATAGATAGTTTTATTAGAATTTGCTGGGGATTCCTTGACACCTACCTGAGTGCATGCCTTGGCTACGAAGTCATCTTTCTGAGTCATTGCCAGATCAACCTCTCTGCTAAATCACCTGGGTTGCATAGGTCTGCCTCTGGGCAGATGGGATAACCTGCCACTGCGTAACACTCGGCTACCAATTCAGAGCAGATGTAACCATCGTGCTTAGCAAGGTATGAGATGAAAGACTTTGGGAAGATCTTGATGCCTAGCGCACGAAGTGCAAGCATGAAGATGATGCCGAAATTGTATGGCCGTCCGACTGCGTTATTGGCATGAGCGACAATCTTTGCCCGCTGCTCATCGGTAAGTTCCTCGTGCATGTTCCATGCGATTTTTGAGTACTCAGTAACAGGGCTAACAGCAACGCCAGTAGGATTAGCTTCAACAATCTTGCCATCGCCAATGTAGATAAACGCATGGTTCCAGCGAGATACCGTTCCTAGTCTGATGAGTTTGGCAAAGAATCCGTTACCTCGGATTACTCCGTAATCACCAATACGTGGCTCGTAGGTCATTTATCTTCCTCTAGCAAATCTTGTAGATGTTCAATCTCCTGTTTCTCAAGTTTGAGAATGTGGCGGATGATAAGAGCATCACGCTTGGTCTGACCAATCATGGCGATACCGATAATAAGTTCAACTGTTACTGCAAGCCATGAGGCTAGGTTCATCCACTTGACATAAGATGCGTCATCGCCAAACCAATGTGGGCGAATCCACCAGATAATAGTTACGGTAGTCCAGCCAATAACAAAAAACCAGTTGCGGATAACGCCCTGTACCCACCAAGAAATCTGTTCGCTGAAGGTAAGGACATCGCCAGTTGTTTCGTGGATGTACTTTTTCTTCAGTGGATTACGCATTATGCTCCCTGATGTGTTGCTCAAACTTGCCGTTAAGTACGCCTACTTCTACCGCTATACCTTGCTGGCGCTCAACTAATGTCTCTACCATTGGAATAACTTGTTTGCGGATAGCATCATTAAGAGAGCCACCTGAGTTTGGCATTACCTCATGCTTGATGTGCTTAATATCGCTCATCTCTTCACGTAATACATTCTGTACGCCATGCTTAAATACATACCATATTCCAGTACCAGTGGCACCAATTGTAAATACTGCGTTATAGGCAATTGTTGTAATGTCTGTGCTGGTCATTGCGGTTCTCCCTGTTTTATAGCGTACGGAACTGTAGATAAATGATTCCACCAAAGCCTTTGAATCGGCGATCAGGTGGAGTCATGCGTTCAAAGGTAATGCTCTCAATGACACCTTGGACAGTCTCATTGTTGGTAAAATCTTGCAATGTAAGGACATTTCCTGGGCCTTCAAGGGTTTCAATGGCAAGCAAGCGTTCAGCAGCACGACCTTCATAACCAGTGGTCATGTTGTATCGGTCGCCTTCAAAGTCAAAGTTAAGAAGCGGCAAGGTAATCATGCGGGTACGGTGAACCGCAGGTAACGCCTTTAGTTGGTAGCCGTTAAAGGTAGTTGCGGCAGACAGATCCGATGTCGGATAGATTGTAAACTTGAGCGCAAGGGAAGAGCGCTCAGTCTGTAGATTTGTAGCAATATCAAGGCTGAGATTGAAGTTTGGATCAACGGTAATGATGTCCGTTGTCGTTCCATCATCAAGAACTGTTGACACCTTGATGTTAGACACCACTGGGTTTTGAGCAAGGAGCTTAACCAACTTGAAGTGCTTGTCCTCAAGGGTAAGGAAACGGATTAAACCAGTCTGGATATAACCAGATGCAACCAAAGTGTTTGCCTGAACATAAGTGCCAAGGCCAGTTACGCCAATAGCCAATTTATTGCTACGGCCATAAACCGCTACGGCAACTGCATCATTGGTTGATGGCACTTGTAAATGAGTGGCATATGCCATTTGGTTGACGCTAAGGTCACGACTAAGATCAATCTTAACTAAGCCAGATTTTAACGTGCCAACACCATCTGAGTCAATGTAATTGCTGACCGTGCAGTAGGCATAGCGATCATTGAAAGCGATGCTGTAGCAAGGACCGCCTGCAAGGTTTGTACCGCTGGCTGGGTCATAGCCGTTGGTGACAACGGTGAGTGGGCCGTAGGTGATGTAACCTGATGAAACGAATCCTGATGTATCAATCTGTCCTACACGAATACCCTTGTTAGTTCCAAAGACCATGTACTTGCCAACGTATGCGCCAAGGGAGTAAATCAATTCACCATTTGGCATGTCAGCTGCGGTGAGGGCTTTGGTTAAGAGTGGGACTTGGCCTGTTGTGTCCAAAGACAAGCGGTAAACGCTACTGCTGCTACCTGCATAACCGCCAATGTAGATGGCGTTAGGGCCTTCACAGATACCAGTCCATACCCAGTTGGAGTTTGGGTGGGCGTAAATTGGCAGGTTGTTATTGCTGGCAAGGACTGCGGTACCTGTTAACCCTGTGGCAAATGCTACGTCAGCATTGTTATGGTAAAACGATACGCTTGTAGGAGTAACTGCTGTTACTGACCAGGTGCCGTTGTATGCCGCTGAGATGCTGGCTACTGTGATCTGGCTACCAACTGAGAAGTTGTTGGCAGTTGATGTGGTTAGCGTGGCGATATTTGTAGATAAACCAGCAGCTGTAACTGTGTAAGAAGTAATCGGGCTTACTTCGTAGATGTAGTTGTTAACGCCAGCAATTAAGCGTTGCTTAACCCAACCAAGTTTTACACGGGTTGTGACAGTGCCAACGGCTGATGGGTAGGTGAAGATAGATGTACCAGAACCGCCTGCTAGTGTGCCACGATAGATGTCTGTAGTAGATGCGGCATAGTAATACTGGCCATCGGTTGCAATATCAAGGATATTGCCAGAGCCACCCCAAGTAATGCTTGTGTTGCCCGCAGGGGTAATGCGGGTAAGGGTGCCACCGTCTGCTTGGAACAAGACATCGGTTGCATTTACCGCATCGTATCCGCCAACAAGGAATGGGCGGTTGGTTGCAGCTTGGGTAAGTGTGACATCTGGAAGCAGGGTTGTCTTGCCGATGTTAAAGACATCTACGCCAGCTGACTTGTTGAAACGGTAAGCAACTGTCTCGCCTTGGATTGGTTCCTCAAAGCGAATACCAGCGCCGTAGTGGAATGAGGATTGGCTACGAAGCCACCATGAGGTAAGCGTTTGCTCGCCTGGTTCCTTCTGCATATCAATTTGTTGCTTGCGGTACTGGGCAGTCTCACGCTTGTATGGATACTTCTCGCTAATGCCAAGGAAGAATGGGATACCGCCGACAGCCACATCATATGTGTTAGAGCTGTTGATGTAGGTGGTTCCGCTGGTTACTGATGGTTGACCAACTGGATCAACTGGACGCTCTGCAATATGGATTTTGCCGTCGTATGCCACACCTACTCCTTAGTTTGTTCCAATAAAAAAGCCCCACCGAAGTGGGGCTAGGTACTGCTAGTTACTACGCCTTGGCTGCGTTGAGCAGGTTGTTAATATCGTCTTGGGTTAATCCAAGAGCGATTAACTTAGCGTTAGTTGCAGCAAGAGCTGCTGCCTTTGCTGCGTCTGCTTCGGCCTTAGCCTTGGCATCTGCCTCAGCCTGTGCTGCTGCTGCCTGCTGTGCGGCAATCTCTTCCGCTGTAAGTGGGCGGGTAGTTACTTCCTGTGTCTCACAATTTACCTCTACGGCAACTGGTGTATCAGACATTTTCGTTCTCCTTTAAGTATTGTGGTGCATATTGATTAAGTATTTCTAACGCATATTGAATTTTATCTTCAACTCGTTGTCCTGCTGGCTGTGCTTTAGACCAAAGTTCCAGATTTTCTATGCGATTATCTGAACGATTACCATTCTTATGATGGACAGTCTCGCCTTTGGTCAATAGTCTGCCAAGATGATGCTCCATCACAAGTCTATGTTTGCCTACAGCATTAGTTCTTTTATGCGGGTCTGACACATAAATATATCCATCTTGTTCGTACCATCCTTTTTCAAGGGTGACAGATGGGTCGCCATGTTTTTTATTTCTAAAATAGTGAGTTAAGCAATAACCCTTTGCATTATGAGGATTTTGGCAACCTTTATATTTGCAACCAACTTCTGCCCTTGATGATTTGCCACGCTTGAATTTCCTTGGGTCGCCAGTCCTCATCCAGCGTTTGTAATGCATGTCGCACATTTTGCGGCCCATTACTTTTCTACCACAATTGTCTATCTGGCAACCAGCTGTATCTTTTGGTCTAGGCATAAGGAGATTGTACTGTATCTGTCATTGTATTGCTCCTTAGTTAGTTGTGGCTTAAATGCCGTATAAGTAAAAACTGGAATTTGCGAGTATATTTACACCACTTGCCGCCGTTAGCGTTAAACTTGCAATAGCGGCTGTGTTAGATAATAAAAATGCTTTTATATAATTTCCCCAACCAGTTGTTGAGTTATTTTCAGCAAGTGAGTTTAACGACATCGGCTTATATGTTGAGCCAGCATAATTTGGAACATACAATTCACCTGATGAAAATGTGTTGCTTGTCGCAGGCGCACCTTCTACATATTCGTGATAAAACCAGGCTACTCCTGTGTTATTGCTAGATAATGTGCTGGAATCATATCCAAGCAAATAAGTTTCTGAATATCCTGTCGTTAAACCGTTGAAAGTTAAACGAAGATTAGTTCTTGCGCTTGATGATAAATCAGTTCTAACGCTCGTTTTCAACACCAAATCCTTATAGGTTTGCGGAATTGACGAGAAGGTAACGGATGCGGCTGATGAGCCGAGGACTTGGGATGAGATGAGTGTGTATGTGGACATTAGGCAAGCCTCTCAGGTGCGTACTGTTGGAGTATTTCTAAAGCATATTCCACTTTGTCCTCTATTCTTTGGCCAGCGGGTTGAGCCTTTGACCATAGTTCTAAGTTTTCAATTCTGTTATCATCTCTGATACCGTTTTTGTGATGCACTGATTCAGTTGGCAGTAATGCTCTACCAAGATGCTCAGCCATCACAAGCCTATGCTCGTAAGTATATCTGCCATATTTTCCATTACCAGCAGTTGTTCTTATTTTGACATATCCATCTTCGTACTTTTTTCCTATATTTATTTTTACTGATGGGTCATTGTACAAAGACCAACGACGATAGTGCATTTGGCAATAGCCTCTTGCAATAATTGTTTTATTACAATCATCCATTGTGCAGATTTTATCTTTAGTATCAGGCACTTTTTATTCCGTAGAGTTGGGCTGTAGTGCCAGCATTAATATTTGAACCAGTTGTTAAATATTGCATTGTAATACTCGTTATTGCAGAAGTGCTACGCCATAATCCAACAACTCTATCTGTGTTGCCACTGCCATTCTTGTCAGAACTTGTCGTACATAAAACTGTTTTGTATGTGCTGCCAGTGTAAGAAAAAATATCAGCAGTAATAAATTGCGGAATTGTTATTGATGAACCGCCATAGTTATTTGTATATAACGATGTATCGCTAGTTCTATTGCCACTAGCGGCTGAAGTTCCATCGCCAACCAAATATGTCATAGAATAATTTGTTCCAGAATCAGCATTAAATGTTAATGTTAAATAACGATTTGCCGCTGATGAGTTACCCACAAACACCAACCGCAAATCAGTCCAACTTGCCGCGATAGAGGAGAAGGTAATAGATGCGGCAGCAGTGCCTAATGTTTGCGATGCGATTAAATCGTAAGTTGCGGTAGCCATTAGTTAATCCCATACAGAGCGAAGGTTGTGTTGGCGGCGAAATACTGGTACCAAGAGTTGATAGTTATAGATGTAATTGCAGAGGTGCTTAACCAAACTGCCGAACTAAGCGCAACTCCAAAGTTTGTACTTGTTGTATTGTTATTGCTTCCAGAAAATACCCTTACAGTTTTGTTTTTTGTAGTGGATGCATAGTCGTGTATATCCCAAATAGACACACCCCATGTTGCTGTGTCGCTAGAACCGCTATTTGGCTCTCCATACTTGGGAGAGAAGTTTATTGTCGGCGCACCGTTAGGGTTTGCTGCTGTAACCGCTGTGCCATTTCCTGAGAGTGTGTGGGTAACATAGTTTGAACCTGTATCGCCATTGAAGATTGCACTCATAGAATTATCTGAAAATGTAGTTGTTGCTAAATCTTTTGCAATAGCACGAATCTGCAATGATTTGTAAGTTCCAGATATTCCAGAAAAAGTAACGGATGTTGTAGTTGAGCCGCTAACCGTCACCGTAGCAATGTTGTAGAAGGAGGATGGCGGAATAAGGTGACCCGAAATTTGCGAGGCGTAAATACCAAGAATAGGTGACATTATGCAAGGTCCCCTACTACTAACCAGTTATTGGCGCTTGTCTGGATGCACGAAGCGGCTGAATACTGCACACGAGTTTTTGGGGCAGATGGAGTTGCACCTGTAGAAGTAATCGTCACACCGCTTCCTTGAGTAATCGTTGTGGCACCAGCGCCAGTCTGTGCAAAGTTTAACACAGTACCGATTGGAAAAGCCACAGACGAGTTAGGCGGAATAGTCACCGTGTTGGCAGAAGCATTTGCAATAGTGACAAGGGTGTTATTGCCATCTGCCAAGACAAAGGTGTAGGAAGCAGTCTGGGCATTGACAGCAAGGGCTGGAGTGACGTTGGTATTGGTCAGTAAGGAGACGGCCATTAGAGTGTACTTCCCGTCGCAATAAAGTCAGTGTTGCCTGTGGTGGAATAGACGGTTAGAACATCGCCATTGGCTAATGTCCATCCCGGCTGCTCAACTAAGGAACTGCTGGCTGGAATGGTGTAGTTGTAGAAAAGGTAGTAAGCAGAACCACCAGACTTGGTGATGCTGACACGGATTGAATCATTGGTTCCGCCACGGTTGCAGGCATTAAACGATGCAATGATGGTTCCGTTAGTTGAACCAGTTACTAGCGTTGTTGATCCAGCTGCCGATGGGGTTGCGTTGCCGAGTACGAGATAGGCTGCCATTACGCCAAGTCTCCAATCAACTGAAAGGTGTTGGTAGCCGTGCAGACGATTGAGGCTGCTGAGTATTGGACACGCAACTTGGTTCCTGTGCCTGTGACAGTTGAGGTTCCATCGCCTTGGACAGTTACCTGTCCTGTGCCAATCTGCTGAATGTTGATAATCTGACCTGCGCTAAAGACACCCGCTGGGACGGTTAGGGTGATAGCACCTGAGTTGTTGAGCGTAACCAACTTGGCTGCATCGGCTAGGACTGGGGTGTAGGTAATTCCAGTCTGGGCGTTAATGCCAATGGCAATCGTTGGGGCTGTGCCAAAGACTAGGTTGCCAGAGCCTGTCTCGTCTGTAACAAGGGCTGCGAGGTTGGCTGAGGTTGATGTACCAAGGAAGGTTGCCAAGGCTCCTGTAACGCCGTGTGCGCCCGCTGTAAGGGTTGTACCGTAGTGGGTCTGGGCATCTGTCAGATCCTGAGCTGTAATGACGTGGCGGACAACAGCGCCAGCATTATGGCTTACTGCTGTAGTTCCGTTATACCCACGAGTAATAGTCAGGGTTAGACCCGACACGCCAGTGACGGTGACAAGTTCTTCAGCCGCTGTGTTGTAGTCAAGGGCAAGGACAAACGGATAACTGGTTGGGTAGCCAGTTGTGCCAGCAACCGTAACGGTAGTGGATGATGAAGTGATACCACTGGTAATAGTTGTATCTTGCGCCACAGCGCTGTAGTAACGAGATGCCATTGGTTGTCCTTAGCTTGTGTAGTGCGTGCGAGGTGGGTACTGCTCTTGAAGGCGACGTACTTCAATAAGCAAGCGCTGTTGGTACATCTGTTGAATTGATCGTCCGATATTTGCAGCTGAGCCAATTGGATCTGACTGACCTTGTGAGTCTGCTTCTGCTGTCTGGGCTGGGACACGGCCAAGATCTAGGTACATCGCTGTACGGTAAGCAGCGCCAAGGACAATGACTTCACGGGCTGATTCTGGCAAGCCAGTAAGGCTTGAGAAATCATCTGTGTCGTAGGTAAGCGTTGATGGCTTCTTGGTGTAAGTAACCATCACTGTACGACCAGGAATGATGCCTTCACGGATTGAGATGGTCTTACCGCTGTTCCAATAGGTTGGGTTAGCCATACGGTCTACACGGTAGTGGCGCACTGGGAGCCATTCCTTAGATGGGCCGATGGTCTGCCATGAGCAACCAAGAATATCAATTGCCTCTTGAGGCAAGACATAGGTAGTTACCGCAGCTTGGAATGGAAAAGTTGTGTAGTAAACGCCGAACAAATCTGGGTAGACCGCATCAATGGCAAGGTTAACGTTTCGGCGGATAACTGATCGCGGAAAGGAAGGCGTGATAGTCACACGAGTACCAGAACTGTGAGTAGTGGCTACCGTGTCACGAAACCCTCGGCCATATGATGGGACAGTTGCCGTATTTGTAGTACGGTCAAATGAGTCCACCCAGATAAGTTCATCGTCAATCTCAACCAAACCACGGGTTAGCACGGTGCCATCGGCAACTGTGAATGTGGTGGCGGTTGAACTTAATGATGCTGTGAGATATGTGGCTTGATCCTGACGGTTTGTATAACCAGTCAGGGCAAGAGCCGTCTCGTCAATGATATTTACAAATGTTGTCACGATACGATCCTCGCTGCCGCTTCATTTTCGCCAAGGCCAAATGTGCCAGCGAGTAGGTTCAAAATGCCTGGTGTATCTTCAAGATAGTTTTTGCCACCATGGCGTGATGCATAGATCTGATTAAGCACGTCAATGCCACGAGTAGCATTGTGTGAACCAAGAACAACTGTTCCCCACTTGAGAGCAGCACCATCAAAATCGTACTGTGGTACACCAT